GCGGCGCGGTCGACGCGCGCAAGGATCGCGCGCTGGCCGAGGCGCTGCAGAACGAGCAGGCCTTTATCCGCATGTTGGAAAATCAGGCTGCCAAGGAAGGCAGCGTGCTCGATCGAAGCGAGGTCGTGCGATTGCTGCGCTACCTCAAGGGAACCCCGTAGGAGGACTAGAACATGCCCCGCAACCTTTCAGGCGTCTACACGCTTCCGGCCGGCAACCCTGTGGTGCCTGGCACCACGATCGACGCGGCCTGGGCCAACTCGACGCTGGAGGACTTGGCCAACGAGGTCACCAACTCGCTGAGCCGCACCGGCGCCGGCGGCATGCTGGCCCCCTTCCGTGTTGCCGACGGCAACATCACCGCGCCAGGCTTGGCCTGGCTGAACGAGACGAACAGCGGCCTGTACCGAGTCGGTGCCGGCTCGTTCGCGTTCTCGGTGCTGGGCGTGAACACGCTGCAGATGAACACGACGTCGGTGACGGTTCCCAGCGCCCGCACGCTGAATGCCCAAGGCGCTGCCCTGGTGGGCGGCACGCTGGGCGTCACGGGCGCGGCCACCTTCGCCTCTACTCTTGCCGTGACTGGTGCTCTTACAGCAACGGGTGGGGTTCTTGGCAACATCACCGCGGACAGCGGCACCTCGACTTTCAACAACGTCACGATCAACGGGTCGCTGGACATGGTGGCCGGCAGCTCGGCGACCATCACCGGCCTGTCGAATCCGACCAACGCCAGCGACGCGGCCAACAAGGACTACGTCGACACCCAGGACGCGCTGAAGCTCAACCTCGCCGGCGGCACCATGAGCGGCAACATCGCCATGGGCAACAACCTGGTAACGGGTCTGGGCACGCCGGTGTCCGGTGGCGACGCGACCAACAAGACCTACGTCGATGGCCAGATCGCCACGCGCCTGGCGCTGGCCGGCGGGACGATGTCTGGTGCCATTGCGATGGGCACCAACAAGATCACGGGCTTGGGCACTCCGACGGCCGATGCCGACGCGGCCACCAAGGCCTACGTCGACAGCGTCGCGCAGGGCCTGGATGTGAAGGGCAGCGTGCGCGCGGCCACCACCGGCAACATCACGCTGAGCGGCACGCAGACGATCGACGGCGTGGCCGTGATCGCCGGCGACCGGGTGCTGGTCAAGGACCAGTCGACGGCCGCCAACAACGGCATCTACGTGGCCGCCTCTGGCTCTTGGTCGCGTGCGGCTGACGCCAACACCTGGGACGAGCTGGTCGGCGCGTTCGTGTTCGTCGAAGACGGCACCGTCAACGACAACAGCGGCTGGGTCTGCACGGTGACGCCTGGTGGCACGCTGGGCGTGACTGCGGTGACGTTCGAGCAGTTCTCGGGTGCTGGCCAGATCACGGCTGGCGCAGGTCTGACCAAGAACGGCAACACGCTGGCCGTCGGCACCGCCTCGGCCTCGCGCATCGTCGTCAACACCGACGACATTGACCTGGCCACCACGGGTATCGCTGCGGGTACATACCGCTCGCTGACGATCGACGCCTATGGTCGCGCGACGGCGGGCACCAACCCGACGACGCTGGCCGGCTACGGCATCACCGACGCCTACACGACGACTCAGGTCGACTCGGCGCTTGCGCTCAAGCTCAACCTGTCGGGCGGCACCATGTCTGGTGCGATCGCCATGGGGTCGAACAAGATCACGGGCCTGGGGACTCCCACGGCCACGGGTGACGCTGCGACCAAGGGCTACGTCGACACGGCTGACGCCCTGAAACTGAACCTGACCGGCGGCACGATGTCGGGCGCGATCGCCATGGGCACCAACCGGATCACCGGCATGGGTGACCCGGTGAATGCGCAGGACGCGGCCACCAAAAACTACATTGACACGATCTTCGGCTCGACTGCATCAGCGGCGGCGTCTGCTGCTGCGGCGGCCTCCAGCGCGAGCTCGGCGCTCAACAGCGCCAACAGCGCGACGGCCAGCGCCTCGAGCGCATCGTCGTCGGCCAGCACCGCGTCCACGGCGCTGTTCAACTTCCGCGCTCAGTACCTGGGCCCGCTCGCGTCTGACCCGACGGTTGACGGCAACGGCAACCCGGTGACGGCAGGCGATTTGTACTTCAACACGGTGGCCAACGAGACGCGCGTCTACAACGGCACTGCCTGGGTGGCGGCTTATGTGCCGGCGGCAATCTATGCCCAGCTGGCCGCAGCCAACGTGTTCACCGCGAACCAGACGATTACCGCGAACACTTCAAGCGACGCGCTGCGCATCACGCAGACGGGCTCTGGCAACGCGCTGTACATTGAGGACGTGGCGGCTGACGCCACGCCGTTTGTGGTGTCGTCCACCGGCGTGATGGGCATCGGCACGACGACGCCTGACAACATCACGTCGGCTGGTATCGCGCTGGTGTCCAACGCCGGGTTCTATCCGCAGCTCATTCAGCGCAACACGGCCAACGACGCCAACGCGTCCTACCTTGGCCTGGAGAAGATTCGCGGCAGCTCGGCCGTCCAGAGCAACGACATCCTGGGCAACATTGTGTTCCGCGGCTACGACGGCACGCAGTTCCTGCAGGGCGCCGCGATCTGGGCCAGGATCAGCGCCACGCCAGGCACCAACGACATGCCGACCGATCTGCTGTTTGGCACGACGCCTGATGGCGGGTCGGGCATCAGCGAGCGCATGAATCTTGATAAGAGCGGCAACCTCGGTCTGGGGGTGACGCCGAGTGCTTGGGGCAGCATCTTCAAAGTAATGCAATTTGGGAATGGTTTTGCATATGTCGGAGGGCGGACAGACGGTGTTCGTCAAGTGTGGCTCGGTGCAAACAGTTTCTTCAACGGCACAAATTGGATTTACGGGTTAAGCCAACCCGCATCTCAATACTATCAATCCGACGGCTCTCATGTCTGGAACACCGCCCCTTCCGGCACAGCAGGTAACGCCATCAGTTTCACGCAGGCGATGACACTGGATGCGTCGGGTCGCCTTGCCCTTGGCCGAACTTCAGCAACCAATTACGGGGCTGGGGCGACAACGCTTTCTATTGATGGCACCGCCGGTGGTTGGCTCGACTTGTACTTCAACGGGAGCAGAAAAGGGCTTATCACCGGAACCACATCGTCCCTTACTTTAGACACCGCTACTGGCAATACATTGAATTTCAATGTGGAGGCTGTGGAGCGTGCACGGATTACGACGGGTGGGGATTTGTTGGTTGGGACGACTGGCATTGGCCTTAATCGGCGTTTTATCGCGGTTAGTTCCGGTGACACGGGTATTTTCCAAACAACTGGAGGCGCAACCTCTAACCCATGTGAGTTTTGGAACACCGCCACATCCGGCGACAACCGTTTTGTTTTCTTCTACACAGAAGGCACTGCAACGGCGCGCGGCTCCATCGACTACAACCGCGCAGGTGGTTTGACCCGGTACAACACGACCTCTGACTATCGCGCAAAAGACATTCTTGGGCCGGTTGCCAATTCCGGCGCGATCATCGACGCATTGAAGGTCTACGAAGGCCGGATGAAGGGCGCAACGCAGAGCCGCCCTATGTTGGTGGCGCACGAGGCGCAAGAACACGCCCCCTACGCTGTCAGCGGTGTCAAGGATGAGGTCAACGAAGACGGAACGCCCAAGTTCCAACAAATAGATGTGTCTTCACTGGTGCCGCTGCTGATCGCTGAACTGCAATCCCTCCGCGCCCGTGTGGCGCAACTTGAAGCCAAGTAAGAAAGGAAACCCATGAACATCACCATCAACCAAATGGATCGCGTGGCCGCTGACGGTTTTGTCGTCACGGTGCATTGGACGGTCAGCAAGACCAATGGCGACTACAGTGCTTCCCAGTACGGCACCGAGTCGTTCACGCCTGATCCTGCTGATCCCGGCTTTGTCCCCTTTGACCAACTGACCGAAGCCACTGTGCAAGGTTGGCTGACTGACGCTTGGGGGCCGGAAGGCGTGGCGGCGAAAGAGGCTGCTCTGGATGCTCAGTTGGCAAGCCTCGCCAATCCTCCGGTACTGTCCGGTCTGCCTTGGGCGGCATAATTCCTGACTGCAGCGGTGCGAAAACAGCACCGCGCAGCGAATCCCACGACAACCCACTGGAGATCCACATGGAAATCACTCTGAAGCTCGACCTGCAGGAAGTCAACGCGGTGCTGAACGTCATGGGCCAGTTGCCCACCAGCACCAACGTGTGGCCCCTGGCCGCCAAGATCCGCGCACAGGCTGAGCAGCAGATCCCCAAGGAGGCGCCACAAGATGCTGCGCCTGTGCAAGAGTAAGGAGAGAGCAGTGTCAGCCGATCACGCAACACTTGACGCCACGTTGGCGGCCGCGGGTAGCAAAGCGACCTTCACCGGCGCCAGTGCCAGCGTGGTGGCCTGGTTCCTGTCCTCTGAATTCGGGATGCTGGCCGGTATCGGCATCGGTATCGCCGGCCTCGGCGTCAACTGGTTCTACAAGCACAAAGAGGACAAGCGACGCCAGGCCGAGCACGACAAGCGAATGCGGGATGAGTGATGGACCGCGTGAAGCTTGCCGGCCTGTCACTGAGTGCGATCGCACTCGTCGGCATCGCGCTTCACGAGGGCTATAGCGACCGGGCCTACATCCCGGTCCCGGGTGACGTCCCGACGATCGGATTTGGGACCACCGAGGGCGTCAAGCCCGGTGACACGATCACCCCACCAAAAGCCCTGCAGAGGGCTTTACAGGACGTCCAGAAGTTCGAGGGCGCCCTCAAACGATGCGTCAAGGTTCCGCTGCACCAGTTTGAGTACGACGCCTACATCAGCCTTTCCTACAACATTGGCCCGACCGCATTCTGCGGCAGCACCCTGGTCAAGAAGCTCAACGCCGAGGATTACGCCGGCGCCTGCGCGGAGATCCTGCGCTGGGACAAGTTCAAGGGGCAACCCCTACGGGGCCTGACGATCAGGCGGCAGCAGGAGTACCAGCTGTGTACGTCAGGCTCGTGATCACCGCCCTGGTGCTGGTCGTACTGGCCGGCACGCACTGGAAGGCCTACACGAACGGCCAGAAGGCCGTGCGGGCCGAGTACCAGGCCAAGGAGCTGGCCGCGGAGAAAGCCGCCCGCGCACGCGAGCAGGAGCTCATCGCCGAGCGGCAAAAGCTGGAGGACAGATATGTGCAGGACAAACGCAAGGCTGAGGCTGCCGCTGCTGGTGCTCGCGCTGAGCTTGGCCGGCTGCGCGACCAGCTCGCCGCCCGTGGTGCCC